TAGATAAGGAGTAGTGTCCTATGGAAAAGGAAATTAAGGAACTCCTGGAGAATGAAGTGCTTGGCGAAGACGTCAGGACCTCTATCCAGGAAGCCTTTGACAACAAGATAAAGGCCATGGAGCAAAAGCTCCAGGAGAACTATTCTGCCCGTTATACCAATGACAAGGCAGTGCTTGTTGAGGCCATGGACAAGATGCTGGGCGATGCTATACGTGCCGAACTGACAGAATTTGCGGAAGATCGTTCCGCACTGATCAAGCAGCGCGCAAAGCTAAGCCAGGAGACGACCGAAGCCAAGAAGTTGTATGTGACAAAAATGATGGAGCACGCAAAAATGCTCAATAGTTTTGTTGCAAAGCAGCTAAAGGGCGAGCTCGTTGAATTCGTTGAGGATCGCAAGACCCTCGAGGCACAGCGTCGTGAAATGGCAAAGGAACTGCAAACCGTAAGGGAGAGCAGCGCACGCGAGCTAAAAACTCGTGTCAACAAGTTAGAAGGATTCGTTCTCAAGCAGCTCAGCGAGGAAATCGCCGAGTTCCATGCCGATAAAAAGGCACTGGTTGAGCAACGGGTGAAGCTGGCACAGGAAGGCAAGAAGAAGCTAGCCGAGGCACAAAGCAAGTTCATCAATCGTGCAACTTCAGCGGTCGACAAGACACTGAACGAGGTGATCAAGAACGAACTGATGCAATGGCGCGGTGATATCATGGAAGCTCGCAAGAACAACTTTGGTCGCCGCATCTTTGAAGCCGTGGCAGCTGAATACATGGCCAGCTATCTTTCAGAAGGTAGCGAAGTCAAGAAGCTGAGCCGTCAGCTTCAGGAGCAGAAGGCCGCACTGGAAGAAGCACGGGTAAAAGTCAAGGAGCAGAATACGCTCGTTGAGTCAGCCAATGCCAAGGCCAATGCCGCTGCTGATCGCCTACAGAGGATGCATATCATTAACGAACTGCTAGCCCCTCTGGCACGCGATAAGAAGGCCATCATGGTTGACATGCTGAGGGATATCAAGACTTCAAACTTGAAGGAAACCTTCACACGTTATCTGCCAGCAGTGGTTAACGGTGCCCAAACTCCTCAGACCAAGGTCGCCCTTGCTGAGACAGCCCGACACAAGACCGTAGCCGTTACCGGCGATCGGACAAACAACAAACTCGCCCAAGCAGTGATAGAGGAGACCAGGACACCCGATGACCTTGGCGTTATTCTACACCTCGCAGGTATCAAGAATTAAGGAGCTAATTAAATGAGTAAGAACCTCTTCGAGACACATTGGACGGCAACCAAGACCGCCCTCTGCGAAGGTCTAACCGGCAATCGCAAGAAGGTCATGGAAGTTGTCCTCGAGAACACACGCAAGGATCTGCAAGCAAAGAGCGGAATCCTGTTTGAGAGCAGCACTCCTGGCGCCACCAGCGCTGGCAACGTTGCCACCCTAAACAAGGTCATCCTGCCGGTCATCCGTCGTGTTATGCCGACAGTGATCGCTAACGAGATCATTGGCGTGCAGCCAATGAGCGGCCCGGTTGGTCAGATCCACACACTGCGCGTTCGCTATGCCGACACATTTGGTACCCCAAGTGGCGTTGTTGCTGGTGCAGAAGCACTGAGCCCGTTTGACATTGCTCGCTTCTATAGCGGCAATGGCAACAGCACCAACCCACAGGCAGCTCCAGTGAGCGTGCTTGAAGGTACTGCTGGTAAGCGCCTGAACATCCAGATCCTCAAGGAAACCGTCGAAGCCAAGACGCGCAAGCTGTCCGCTCGTTGGACTTTTGAGGCTGCACAGGATGCACAGGCTCAGCAAGGAATTGACATCGAGGCCGAGATCATGGCAGCGCTGGCACAGGAAATCACCGCAGAAATCGACCAAGAGATTCTTGTGTCGCTGCGCACCCTGGCTGGCACCACCCTAACCTACGACCAAGGTGCTGTTTCTGGTACTGCTACATATGTTGGTGACGAGCACGCCGCCCTGGCCGTTCTCATCAACCGTGGAGCAAACCTGATCGCTGCACGTACACGTCGTGGCGCTGGTAACTGGGTTGTTGTTTCCCCAACTGCCCTAACGATCCTGCAGAGCGCAACTACCTCTGCTTTCGCTCGTACCACCGAGGGAACGTTTGAGGCTCCAACCAACACCAAGTTTGTTGGAACCCTGAACAACAGCATGCGCGTGTATGTTGACCAGTATGCTGCTGACGACACCAACGTGCTCGTTGGTTACAAGGGCCCAGGCGAGATTGACGCTGCTGCCTATTACTGCCCATACGTGCCGCTGACCAGCTCTGGCGTGATCATCGATCCGTCAACCTTTGAGCCGGTCGTTAGCTTCATGTCCAGGTATGGTTACCTGGAGCTGTCAAACACCGCAAGCAGCCTTGGCAACGCGGCGGACTACCTGGCAGGAATTGGGATAAACACTGCACATTTGAAATTTTTATGAATCCTTTGTTTTCAATGGGTTACAAGCCCATTGAAAACAAATTTCATAAAACTAAACAAGTCGACCCCGGGGTTAATCCCGGGGTTTTCTTTTGAAGATGTCACAACCGTATTCTTCCAAATACTCAATCCAAATTTCTGGATAGAGTTTGTTATTAACTGGTATTCTATAAATGAAGTATCCATTCTTATAAGCTATTTGATCTTTAATTCTGTCTCGTTCGATATACTTTCGTAGTTTTTCCACCTTTGCATCACGTATTGAACCCACGCAAAATACGTATTGCATCAATAACACCATCTTATTAGGTATGATTGATATATTGCATGAGAATATCAGAAATATTAGAAACTTCGATCAAGTCCGTTAAACCTCAATCCGCGCACGAACTTTCTCCAGCAGAATCAACCCTAGCATTCTCAAAGCTAAGTCCTGTTGAGCTTGGACAGCTAGGAACATCTGGATTCATATCACGCGAAGATTGGCCGCGATTCAGGCGATTCCTGTTAGATCGTAGCCTGGCATCAAACCCATCTCTTGATCCGTCACTTACCGCATATACACCAGGGGAAACCCTGCATCTCATGGCAGAGCCAGAGATAAAAGCCTGGCACGATGAGATAACGTCGTATCAGGTTCCAGACCGATATTCAATGGTTGCATTTGTTCCTTGTGCCAAGACCAAGCCGTGGGCAGGCGCATCTCGAGGATTGTACAAGAGCTACAACAAGATCATAAATGATAATCAATACCCGGTGTACTTCGTCACCGTGAGCGAACCTCTGGGCATAGTTCCGCAGTCATTGTGGGCAGATTTTCCGCAATATGACAACCCGGGACTTTTCAAGGACAACGTCCAGCGCACCGGTGGCATGTTCAAGAGAGACTGGCAGCGACTATTTGGGACTGGGCCTCGATCAACACCGTTTGACAAATCGGCGTATCATCAAAGCATCAACATATTGGGCAACGTGATCAAACGGTTCATACAAAACAACGGATCAAAACGTTTCCTGTCGTTTGTTGAGGACAAGATATTCAATCCACGGAACAAAAATGTTGGCACGCACAGTGACATGCTTTCGCGCACAGGATCCATTCCTGACGAAAACAGATATCTAAAACGTGATGCTCCCCGCAAGGAACCGTTTGACTATGTTGATCGGATACTACGGAGCAGGTCGTCAGGCTGACAAGGAACCGACTGCAATCTCAATATCGTCAACGGTGTTGCTGATGAGATGATTTTGAGACACATGATTGTATGCTCCCTCAATATCAAAATCCTTCCTATCAAAGGTCTTGATCCTGTATATAAGCTCTCCATCAGTATCATAGGTCTGACCAAATTGTTTCATCAAATCAGCACCTGCTATGCGCCTTGCTATCCATGGGGTCTGATTGAGCATGGCTTCTAGCAATACCAATCCAAATCCTTCCTGATGGCTGTGCATTATCAGGCAATCCGCATCATGTATGGCGGATAATACCTCGCTACGATCCTTGATCAGCATGGGTTTTATCAAATGGCTCTCCGTTGGCATGAGATCCATGCGATTATCATATCCGGTGGTTACCAGCAATGCATTGGACGGATTTGCCAATTCAAATGTGGCAGCAAGCTCTCTCATGGCCTTGTTTGGCCAGTATCCACCACAGCTAAGGAACATCCTTGTTGTGATCCCATGCCGACGTTTAAATCCTGGCTTGCCCATGCAATCATGCCAGGTGATGCCGTGCCTTACCCTTACCGCCTTGGACGAAACCCCGTGTTCCTGGCAGTGTTGGAAATCCTGATTGGTGCTGCATCCAATGGATGCACAATCATGCATAGCCTGCACGCAGACAGCACTATTGCTCGGTAGGACAAGAAGATAAAGAACAGGACTAGATATTCGGTTAGCATTGGAAAGAACAAAATCTTGTACATAAACATCACCTCCATGGACCACTATTAGATCCCAGTTATTTAGGAGTATTGAATGGTCGCTCGTCACGATGACACCGTTGTGATTGCCTTGATGCTCTCCTGCAAATACCGCAACCTCGTGTCCCCTGCGCAAGCTCTCTTCCGCCATTCCTTGCACGTATATCTCGGATCCTCCGGGAAAAGGCGCATATCTATGCACCACATAAAGAAGCTTCATATCATCATTTCCATTTCGTTTCTCGTCTATCTATGTCATACCAAAAATTACCGTGTGTTCCAATTCCAGGAAGGCTACCGATTGGTACACCAATCTCTTTCCATACATAATCCTCAATGATTTCTGATGTGTTCATTTCGTGATGGCGACGTTGGTTAGCAAGATCAATGGCCATCCTGCGTATGTGCCAGAATGTGTCATTGGCAAGATCCATGTGATCTCTTGGACCGAGATAGAAGTTATCCACCATCCGTGGCTGCGTTGTATATCCGTCAATAGTTGGAGTCCAGGATTGATTACAGCAAAGTACCTGATCCTGATCAAGTGCCATCTGGCAACGATCAATGTCGAGCCTCTCAAAGAATATGTTATCGGTCCTTGCCTGTATAACGCAATCGTATTTGAACCCGTTGGCTTTTTCCCACATCTTCCTGACATGCGACACCCTATTGAACTTGTAGCTCATGCTTGGCATGTTTGGCCATACCTGTGATGGAAATAAAGAATCCAAATATGGTCTTACCAACGATTGCGTTTCTAGTTCCATGAGTTTAGGATGCATGATGTTTTCATAGGTTGACTCGGTATCAACATTCTCAGCATGCCAAAAACTACAAAACACGTCGGGTTGTAGAGTTTCGATTATCGATCCTAGCATGGAATTAAGGCTGTCTTCGGTGAAGCGTAACCTTCCGCTTATCTGCAAGGCTATCCTCATTTTTGATCCTTTATCTCAAACCGTATCTTGTCATTCATGCTTGGAACCTTGACGCAGACAATGGAGGTATCTTCAAGGAAATCGGGATTGGTTATCTCGTATGGTTCAAGAATGAAGATATCTCCTTCGATCAGTTCTTTTCCATGCAGGCGCATGCGTCCTGATACTACCAAATTGATCTCCTTTACCACTGGATGGTAATGATGATCAACGGTTCCTTTGGCGTGTGTTTGATATCCAACCTCAAAATCCATGGTGTGGTATGCGGTCGGTTCAAAACCTCCAACAAACCATCCCCTGACCATGCTATCTAATCTCAAGGTTTTCATAGTCCGCAATCTTCCCAGTTGATGCCATCAAATCCGTCGTTGGTGATCACGTTTACCGCAAATGCACGGTTGTTGTCATCATCATAAAGCTTGTCGTTGATAAGAACCCTTGCGCCGTTTGTCACGCCCATGATCAGCTGATCCCAGGCTATGCCCATCGATCGCAAATGTGTTTCGGTTGTAGAACGTGTGCTTTCCTTGCGTGCCGTGACCAGTATTATGCGATGACCTTGGCTGTCCCATTGGTTCATTTTACTACGAACGCCGTCAAGTATCATTGGAGAGTTACCCATCAATACGTCGCTTATCGTGTGTTCATGCTTAAGGATGGTTCCATCGATATCACAGAAAATCGTCTTTGGTTTTTCGCTATAAAATTCCTTCATCTTTCCTTGGTACTTGGCAACATCTTCAGGTGTACCAAGTGGAATGTAGGCATTATTTGAGACAAAATATGGCAGTATGGTCCTACCCATTTCGATGAGATAGTTGTAGGTTTCGCTGATATAGCATTCAGGTTGCCCTGATGTGTGGAACCGTTCTATCAGTTTTTCAGCGCTATGGACGAAATCACGTCCATGTTTCCAATAGTGTAACCCTATCAATGCGCTGTTGCTGATGGCTTTTTTCTCCACTATGCTTTTTATACGGCCCTCATCAATGTCGGCAAAGCTATTCTTTGGATCACTGCTGGTATGTAGAACAACAGCGCCGTCGCAATCTTTGTCGTTGCAGAAATCAACAAACTCCCGGGCATTCCATCTTATGATCTGATCGCAGTTGTAGATAACCAATGGCTCATCATCATTGATGAGCTCCCTAGCAACCAGACAGGTCTGGCTAGCTCCGCTGGTGAGATGATCGATGCATATCTCTCTGCTTGTTGGCCGGAGGCGTTGCAACAGCTCGCTGAGAATCCTGTTGTGTGTTGGGTTCTCAAATCGTCTCGTTATGAATATAAATTCAGCATCAACATCAAAGCTATTGATGCTATGCTCTATGAGAGTTTTGCCTTGTACCTCAATAAGGGGTTTGGGATCCTTGATCCCTATCTTGGAGAATCTCGATCCAAGACCCGCCATTGGTATCAAAACCTTCATGCTTTCCACCTAGTAGGATATTTTGCTCAATTATTGGTGAAAAGGACCGGATTGTCTACCAACCTTACCAGATGAAATTACGCCTGTAATAGTCAACTATCGTTTTAAGTTCTGAATCAAAATTAGCAATTGGTTTCCATCCCAGTGATTCAAGCTTGCTGCTATCAATTGAATAACGAACGTCCTGCCCGGGCCGTTTCACGGTGAGATCAAGATGCTCCAAATGGTTTTCGGTGAATTCCATGAGATCCAATATCTTCTCGGCAATCACGATGTTCTGTTCCTCGTGATTGCCGGATATGTTGAATATCTCATTTGTCACGCCTGCCTCTATGATGGTGATTATCGCCGATGCCGTGTCACTTGCATGTAACCACGTTCTTGTTGGTGTTCCTGCGTCATGCAACGGAATTTTCTTTCCAAGACTGAGATATTTTATGGTATGGGGTATGAATTTTTCCGTGTATTGTCCGATGCCATAGTTATTGGTTGGACGAACGATGACATACGGTATTCCATATGTGCGTGACCATGCCTGTATCAGCATGTCAGCTGCTGCTTTGGTTGCGCTATAAGGATTGCTTGGTTTCAGAAGATCGGTTTCGATGTGGCTACCGTCTACTATGTCTCCATATACCTCATCCGTGCTAAAATGCAACAAGGTTGGCATGCGGTGTCGGCTCTTTGATCTGATCAGCTCGAGCACGTTATGGATACCGTTCACGTTGCTTTTTAGGAACACATCACTGCTAACTATGGAGTTATCAACGTGGGTCTCTGCTGCTGTATTAACGAAGTAATCACAGTCATATAACATGTTGATATCGTTGATGTCTTTTTTCTCAAATACGAAGTTTTCATGTGCATCCAGGTCATTAAGAAGATTCCAGTTTGCGGCATATGTACCACAATCTATTCCCCTGACATACCATCCTTTGGACAGACATGCCTTGGTCACATGATATCCCATGAAACCAAGGCATCCTGTGATGTATAGGACCTTCTTGCTCATATCTTCCTTGTGAGGTTGAGATAGGATGGACGATCACTGAAGATGAAGTTTGGCCATGATTCTTCTAGTTCTCGTATGTCCACTGGCCTATATGGTTCAATGTTTGGTAACGCATTGAGTACCAGCATGTCGTCGTGCGCCCAGTGGCTGATACCGTCATGGCTATAATCTTGATCTCGTCCGCTGCCGATCAGCTTAACAGGAACATTTTCATGATTGACGTAGTTTCTCAGCATCTCAAATGGACGATACAACAGGAAACTGCTCATGGAATAGCATACTGGTATCTTTCCAGATTCTGCCAATCCTACCGCCGCGCCTATCATCAACTGTTCAGCAGCACCGACGTTGTGGAACCTATCAGGATAAGAATCTCGTATCCGATCTAACAGCCCGAATCCAAGGTCTGCGGTTAGAACCACGATGTGTTCGTTTTCTGCCATCGAATTGAATAGCAGATCCATGCATTCCTTCCTCATATCGACTGATAATCCTCCGGTTTGAGAACATAATAATGGGTTAACAGACCATCCGCAAATGGAAATCTTGGCGGATCTGACACCCGTATGTGTATCCTAGGCATGAATGCAACCAATCTTCTGATGAGATAATCAACATCAAGATATTCATATGCGCTCATACCGTTGATGTTTGCATAGACATGCAGATTGTTCAATCCAGCGGTGTGTATGAATCGCAGGCTTTCCCAGATGCTGCCTTCAGCAGCTTCTCCGTCGGATATCATACAATAGACGTCTTTATCACGATCCGCAAGGGCATGGCCAATGGCAATCGGTAGCCCGCTACCCAAGCTACCGGTTGAACAATACAGACCATTTTCGAGATCTTTTCCTGGATGTATTCCATGTTTGTGCAATAGCATGATCGGATCAATTCCATGCCTTGCTTCCAGCTCACAATAGAGAGCAAGCCCGGCATGGCCGTTGCTAAGGATGAAAACATCATCCTTGGATTTGCGATCGTATATCTCATGTATGATCGGCCAGGCGCTAAGGCAACTGCTGAGATGGCTCAACCGCTCCTGATAGGTAATATCAATGATCCTGCGTATGGTAGGGTGCATGTCAGTCCTTGTATGCATACAGCGTGTCATTCTTCAGAAGATGTACCTGATATCCCTGCCTTACAAACATCGTGGCCATCATGCTTCGATTGTATCTGGTGCTTTCCTGCCAGCGAGAGTGGTCCGTGGCATGGCATTCGATGTACCATATGCGTATCCTATCTCGTACTGCACCGATCGTTTCATCGGTGAGTGCCGTCATTTCACTGCCTTCAATATCACATTTCACGAAATCAACCTGATTGAGATTTAATCTATCCAACAATGATGCAATCGTTACACCATCCACGGTGGTTTTTACACCATAACGATTGGTGGTGCTGTTCATGGTGCTATTTTCATTATTGATGAAGAAATCAATGGGACCGTCGATGTTGTGCAAGGCTGCATTGATGCAGGTTATGTTTGGGTATCCATTGGTTAGCTTTGAGAGTATTCCAAAATGTCCCGGAGTTGGCTCGATGGCATATACATTTTTTGCCCGTTCATGTATGTAAAGTGAGAATAGACCTATGTTTGCACCAATATCAAGTATGGTAAGATCCTCACCTCCTTGGAATATGTGATCATATGACCGATCAGTGTTGAATTCATTGAGAACCACATCTGCGTAGCTTGCAGGATTAGCAAAATGCTGCTCAACTGTCGCATCATCTGACGTTATTTCCACGGTATTCTTTTTGCTGGTTATCAGCTGCCTGCGTAGTGTCATGCTACCTCCGGTTGATAGTTTGCGGTTTCAATGAATCGTTTGATGCCGGATACAACGTCGTGCTGGCATCTAAATCCATATTTTTCCCATGCATAGGTAGTATTGCACATCCACACCTCGCTTTCAAATTTCTTGGCCATGGTTTCCATCCTTGTCACGGGAGCTTTTTTTCCAGTGATGTTTTCAAACAGATCAAGTATCTCAAAGTTTCCATATTGGCAACCCGATCCAATGTTGATTATATCACCTGTCGGAGCATCCGTTGATGATGCGATAATGTCCACACCTCTCACGAAATCCTCTATGTGGATGAAATCGTGCTGTCCGTCAAACAACGTCATCGGTTGATCAAGCATGAATGCCTTCCACAATCTAGGAAACAACCTGTGTGGTTTCTCGTATTTTCCATAAACGCTATATGGTCTGATGATGCGTATGTCATGTTGATATGATCTTGCATGTCCTTGGCATAGTATGGTTGCCATGCCCTTGGTTGCCTGATACATATCTATCGGATTTATACGGTCAGTTTCCGCGCTAGCATGGGGAACAGGACCATATTCGGATGACGATCCTATCTGTATCATGCGTGTCGATGGGCTCATCTGCAACCAATCAAGGCAATTCTTTACCAACATGACATTTGAATCAAGCATGAGATTTGGATTGTATATCTCTGCGGCACAATTGATGATCAGATCGGGCTTGAACATGGACAGCTCAAGCTTGATGCTGCCGCGATTGTATGCATAGACTTCCTTATCTGAATAATGCTCAACAAGATTCCGACCAATGAATCCAGTTGAACCAGTGATAAAAATCCTCATATCATTCCACCACCAAGGGCAGGATCTGATTGAATAGGTTCATTCGTACGTCCATCTTGTGATCAGGGCAATGCAGCAACCAATCCCCTTTTTGCCATTGTCCGTTGAATCCTAGCTTATCAAGATTGTTCTTAGCACCTTTCATGGAGTAGAGATCGTAATAATAGCTGTTGATGAATCGCTGTGGGACTACCTTTACCACGTGTGACCATTGCTGATAAGTTTCCATCATTACCCCTTGCTCAAAATATGGATGATTAAGATATTGGGGCATTTTATCCATGATCATCTGCAACCAAGATCGTCCTTCGGGCGTGTTGCGTATGATAAAGCTATCGGCTTGTATTCCGTTGAAATCCGTGGCAATGGTCACATGGTATCCATCATACAGAAATTCAGATAGAGGTATGGTGAAATTGGTCACCATCGTATCAGTTCCGCTCCAATGGAGAACATCGTGACGTCCGCCTGCCATCACCTCCAACATGAACTTTATCTTCCAAAATCCTATGTTGATTCCTTCAAAATCAGTTGTCTTGGCTATGGCATCATAACCCATCCTTGCTGCATATCTAGCCCGATTCCTGGTCCATGTTAGATCAGCAAGATCCTTGTAGTTGTCATCGTGTATGGTTACCATCGCGCCGCGCATGATTATCTCCCCGTCCTTGAGTTCCAGATTTCTAAATTCTTCTTGATCTCGTCAAACTCCGTTAAGGTTGATCGATTCCCTGTATATCCATCTCTCGGCCAGCTCCACGATGTGTTCATGGCAAGATAATGCCCAAATCCAATAAAATTGGTTGATTTATGTGGTCCAAACGTCTTATGAAGATGCCATTGATATCCCATGTTACGTCCTGGGTTTAGTGACCATTTCACTCCTATGCCCCGTTGGTCGCTATGATTGGTATGCCAGTAATTGACAAATTGCCGTTGATCAAAAGGTACCGTGCTGGCTATCGTTCCGTCACGGCTGTCAATAGGTTCTATCCAGGTACCATTGTATAACCACACCGAATCGTCATTTGATTCGCAGTAGTTTGCAAGATCGTCCAACGATGCACCATTGATGTATATCAGTTCATCGGTATCGGCATTTATTGCCAGTTTGGCACAATGTAGGTATCTCCACTTGGCATGTTCTAACATGACATATTGGCTAAAATCGCTATCCCACGGAAGATACGTGCCTTCGCGACCCTGCCACTCCCAGTCTCCTCCTCCCATCACTCCAAACGGTACATCATAATCAACCACCTTTATGACCATGTCATCACGTGAAAGCTGGGATGAAAGATGTTCGCTTGTGTATATCGTGCTTTGGTTATTGTATAATAATAGCCCGTCAACGTTATGAACCACCCGATGATAATCTATCCATTGTTTCAGCCAGGATATCGGATGATCCTTGCTGATGGTGACGATGACCTTTTTACCGAGAAAATCCATTGATTGACGATTTGTCATGATGGTGTGTAGACCATGTGGGTCTCGAAAAACCAAGAAATCGCACCAGCCTTTCGTCATCACCACCGTAACACATGCACGGTCCATCTCAACCACCCGATAATCAAGATGATTACCTTTCTGATCCTCAATTCGACAATTGTTTTTGATCCATTCGGCCGTTCCATATAAAGGAGGACCAATCAACAGAACGGTGTTCTGATTGACCTGTATGGCATCGTTCCATATCGTGTGGTAATCGTATAGATTTTCAAAATTTATGACACGCAAATCCACCGGCCTTGCTGGATCCCGATAGAATCCCCAGTCGTGAGGATAGTTAAACCTTGATAGTATTTCTGCCATCATGCCGCGCCGTATTTTGTTTTTATATGGGTCATGATCATGTGGTATGTGCTTTCGTTTGCAATGTCTTCATTGTACGGGTTATTACCGGACCATCGAAATTTATCAATGTTTCGATGGTTGAATAGCTCTTGACCCTTTCGGTCTCTCTGTACCATCACCGACCCGCCGCCATATTTGTGCCATTGATTTTGTACCCCTTTATGGAAAGGACCATAAGGCATGAATCCATACGGAACGAGATCGCTTGAATTGTAGTTGCTCCTGGCATGGTAACCATCGGAACGGATGCTAACGTATTGCCATGCCATCCTCCAGCATTCCGCATCACCGCCAAATGAATAGTATATCTGGCAATTATCCGTGTAGTGTTTCATCATGGATAGCTGTGCCCACACCATTGGTTTGTTCACGAGAAACTGACCGCTTTCAAATGGCTCTCCGTCATTTGGGCCAACCTGGAATATCTTCCACATGTCAGATCCGCTCCAGTATTGATCTGCCCGATCAATGCTATACACGTCCCTCCAGAACAGGCTTCCTTTATTTTTATATTCATCATCATTGAATAGATCGAGACAGTTTTTTATTGGAAAATTGTCACCGTCTATCCAAAGATTTTCCAAATATTGGCTTTCCAGTATCGCGTGTACCTTTGTGCTCCATCCTTTTATATTCCCCCACTGATCTTTGAAATCGGCCGCATTTGCCTGGATCTTTCGGAAAACTATTCGATCTGGCCAGATAGAAGTAAGCTCGCTAATCTCGCCATCGGCTAGCTCGCCGTCTCTATAAAACACCTCAATTGGTAAGCTGATAGCAAGTCGTTTAAGCTCACTAAGGAGTATGTATGATCCTGGAATTTCATTCCTATAGCAGCTTGTCACGATGCTGCGACCCGGCAGATAGTCTGGAATTGATGGAAGATTTTTCAACACAGCTTCCTGCTGTTGATGCAGTGATTCTAACGTAACATTCATTTTAACCATACCTCTTTTCTATTTCTAATTTCCAGGATGGTATCCGATCCCATTGGTGCAGGATGGCATGTGTGATATCCATGCTGGTCCGTGCCATGCCACCTCTCCATACCGGTTCAGGTTCAAGAAGATTTGGTCTAAATCCATTTATCTTGGTGGGATCAACCGTGGTTCCTGCCTGGCATGCCCATGCATCTTCGCTCATGGCAAATCTTGTTATTGATTTCCATGGTGTTAAATTCAGCAGGATGTTATACGCCGCCTGATCGGGATTATGTCTTGCTCCTGCATGGCAAGTCAGCCATATTTGCAGCCATAAATCCCTGATGGCTTCCATCCTACCTGCTTGTACTCCGCAGTTCCATATGGGTTGATCTTGTAACATGCCGTGCAATGCAGGATAACTGCCCCTAAGATTGTCATCTCCCCATGGTTCATCCTTGTATCTGATGCTTTCACAACTGGCAACCACCTGCTTATCAGGCCCTGTGAGGTTCTCTTCCAACCACTTGCTTGGATTTTGTTGAAATACCACGTCCTTGACATCGGTGCTTATTACATATCGATATGTTCCTGTTGGTAGCTGATTCAGATAGTACCAAAGATGGTAGAACCGTTGAACGACAATGACCAGTTTTTGATCGGGCCAGAAGAAATTCTTGGTGACAGGATCCTGATTGAATGCCCATACCTTGAATCCAAGATCTATCAATTTCTGAACGGTTGTTGGATCACTATTGTAAACCACCATGGCCTTGTCGCCGGTGAATCCACTCCTATCTATGCTGTTAGCCCAGTATTTGATCTGGCTCCAGTCATAATTTGTATATGCACCTATGATAAGGTCTTTGGTGAGATTTGCTTGATCATTCATAGATCAAGTATATGGATGACTGCTTAATCCTTGCAAGTTAATCCAATGTACCTGGCGGCTCCTAGCTTGCAGATGAGCCTTTTAACCTTTTCTCCGTTTGGAGACTGATCGATGTTATCCATTATTAAACGTGTACGACGATCATTTTTTACGGAAGATAATCCCGGCAAGCCACGAACGATGATCTCCTGATCTTTACTCGGCCATTTTGGATTGTCAAAATACGTAAGGGCTTTGAACCACCTCATGATCACATTTGGATCCTGTTGTATTTGCTCCTCCGCACCTGGACAAAAACGAACGATTGAATTTTCTAAATCCTTGATTCCGCCCATGTAGTCATGGATTCGACCGTCAAGGTCAATGCTCATGGAATTGATGGTAAAGTCTCTGCTTTTACTGTCTTTTTCCCATCCCACCCGCCTCTCGATTTTGATACCACCCTTGTAAACCTTCATGCGATAGGTTATGGAGGTAACATCTATCTTTTCTTTTCCAAAGACGGCTTTTATGGTTCCATGTTTGATTCCACCGGCATCGTAGACTATACCTTCAAGATCGAAGATGAATATCAATTCGGCAGGCTCGGCATCCGTTGCAAAATCAACATCACGAGGAGGTTGTCCTCTGATGAAATCACGCACGGCACCACCGACCACTCGCACATCAAATCCATATTTCCTCACCACGGAAATAACCCTGCGTATTTCAGGAGTAAACACCTGGCTGAAACGTTTGAAATTGATGGAATCTTTCGAATCAAATAATAATGTCATAATGCCAACCTCCAATATCCTGGAAGATATTTCTCATGGATGATTGGTGCCCAGTATCCGTTTGACCATCTATACATCCGATTGCTGCGATTGTTGACCACGACTTGGTTGATGTTGATTGATGATGACGGTGTCCATACGACCGTCCAATTTGATCCATTGAATTCAACGATATCATTTTCGTTGGCATCAATGGTTCCCCAGCTTACGCTCTGTTCTGCCGGTTTTTCGGTAAGAAGATATCTTGCACCAATGGCTGGCAATGGAAGATTTATGCCCGGGCCACTTGTTAACGGATTGACTATCGCGTCAATTGGGGACAATGTCGTGTATGGAATGCTTTGAGGATCAATCGTCCAGATGAGCTTGTTTTGATCAATAGGATCTGGGTCTATCCATCCAACTATGTCAGTGTTGGTCTGTTCTATGTCATCAACGGTCTTCAATCGTAGCTGGCTTGCGTTTGATCCGTAGTCAGCCTGATATTTTGTATCGCCATACAGTTGTAACAACCTCCACCATGCCATGGTTCCGCCTGGATATGTGGTGTTTGATATTCCAAGAGAATCAAGCGTTCCAGGAACTATATCCTTAAATTCAAGATTGCCGCCATCGGTATTAAAGAACTGCATGGACGTCTTGTTGTATATCATACAATTAAGATTACTACCTGCGAGGGATGACCGTATGTCGTTAATCGCATCGGTTAATGTCTGATGTGATATGTTGCATGTTATGCCGTTTACGCTAAAACTCGACCCAATGAATGGAACAGGATCCTTGCTCGACGACACCACCGTGGGAAGAAGATTACGATCAATCGTGGATCCTGACGAATCGCACAGTATCAAGGAGTACACGCTCGATGACGTTGGTTCAACACGCAACACGCAATCGCCGGGTGTGGTTATGTTCCTGCCGAGGAATTCATACTCGTTCCATTCCACGGCATTTTCATCCTTCTGTCCCTGCACGATGTTGGTCACGATCTCATGTATTATGCTTTGTTTCTTGACCTTAGCAGGCGGATTTATCCAGATTGGCAACTTGAATTTCATTGTGGCAACGTCGATAGGATTGTCAGTACCAACTGGTATGCTCCTTGAAGACCAGTTTATGGAATCCATCATTTCTATTATGGTAAGCACCGTCCAATCTATTGGATTGACGGATGTCTGTATGTCAATGGCTGGATTGTACAGAACGAGTATCTGTTCGAGAAGTTGTTCCTTGATGTCCTCATTGTTGGTCCATATATCTACCTGCATGGTAAGATCATACGGAACCGGCATGTATCTTTCAACCGTATAACGGTTTCCAATCTCGTTGGTATATGCACCTTTTTCTGCGTCATACCTGCGTTCATTGACCTGTACCGGAACCACCAGTTGGGGATCCTGCCTGCGAGATGGGGCCATTGAGATCCCGTCAACATAGCAGGTGATGAATGGAACACTGAGGACCTTGTTCTCACTGTTTCCACGAACGATGGATGCAGCAATACGAGTAGGGTCTCCATAACGACAAGGAACCCGCACGATCTCAGGAGTGTTGGTTGGACCCCCGTTTCCGGTTTTTACCGAAAAATTGCTAAATGCTCGGATGAACTGTAGACGATATTGTCGTAGTTGGGCGGAATACCAGTATTGCATGCGTCATTTACACCTTATTGACGGTTATTTACCGATGCATTCCGCCCAGCATACGTTAGGAGTTCAGCACACCGATGATATGGTGATACCTGGCTGTGCGATCGTCAAGTCCAATGGTTCCTCCATTGATCTGCTTGGTGACCGTGACTATATCGCCGAGGTCGGCCCATTGATTCAGTTGGCGAGAGTTCCAATACCAGCATGCCGACCGTATGGCACCATCCTGTTCGCATAACAGATCCGGCGTTTCAAGCAAACGCAGATCTCCATACATGGCTTGAGAACAGTGAGTGTAGTTTTCCTTGCCGGTTATTTGCACCAACCCGCGTCCATGGAATCTAAACCCATCGCCCGAGTGCTCGTCTCCATTGCCCATGCGACTTCCATATACACGATTGGCAATCATCTCTGGCTTGCGCTGATATGCAATGGCCATTCCATCAGTTGGAAAATATCGAGGAAAAACGCCTCGTAGTCCCTTGGCGCTATAGTTTAGATTTTCCTGTATCTCCCGTAGATCTCCGCTTTCGTGGCCCATTTGTGCGAGCCACATGGCGACTCTAAGAACCGTGGTGATTTCATATTGTGGAAGTACATCAATGATCGGCTGATACCAATCGTTGATTTGTGGGCTGCGAATGCACGAGGCTAGTTTTTCCGGCGTGAAATCAAATTCAAAACTCATAATGTGTCCTCCTTAAGTTATGTCTGGATCCAGCTTTGGCTTGATAGCGGTTCTCAGATTCTGCTGTTCAGCAATCTGAGAACCATCCGTCAATGTGGTGATGTTTGTATTGTTGATGAAGCTTACCAACCTTTGATTGGCCGGCTGCCACGGGTTTCTCCATGCCGTTTGTACCCGTGTCCATTTTCCACTGTCTCGTTTGAAAAGCTGTGGAGGACTGTAATCGGTGCGCAGGAAGTAATCCCCTGTTAATGGTGACGTGGGCCATACCGTTCCGTTATTAACGGGTTTGCTGCCATTTGGAGGGATACCATCTCCTGTCCATATGTCGTTTCCGGTCATGTTTGGATCCTGTCCTGGCAATATGTAAAAATGTTGTGCCTGATAGTATCGGAACGGAACCTCGGCCTCGGCTTGTGTAACGATTGCATCGTTAATGGCTAGCTCACTGTTTCTGGTGCTGAATATATCCTGCAATGTGGTGTCCTTACCACTACCATCGGTCTTTGGTATCGGATCACCGCTAGCATCCAACAATGGTTGTTGCAAGATATCCCTAAATTCCTGGCTGTCTGTGATTGGATTGCATTTAACCCGCCATAGATGTGGCCACCATGTTGGGCTGTATCCCTCGGCCGGCCTGGTACCCTCATCCACCACATAGAACTTGCTGATAGCAGCCGGACTTCCTAAGACAAGGTCATCTCGTCGGTGTAGTATCTCCACAACATCACCGCTCATGAGTGTGCGACCCAACTGGTCGACCATGTTGTTGAGATGGAAGGTGATGAATATCGTATCATTTGATAGGAATAATCCGAACTGCCGTAGATCAAATTCGGTATCACTGATCTGATAATGTCCTTTCATGCTGTAGATGTCGGGATCATATTTTCGATCCCTATTCTCCATGTTAAGAACGTCCTGTATGGTCATCGTTGGATCGGCATTACCGGTTTGATCAAGATTTACCGTCAATGGATCAGCAGCACCCTGGTTGTTTACGCCCATGAGCTTGTGTATGTAAAATTCGGTACCACCAATACGATACTGTTCCGCGACCACCCGATCGACGAACTTGAAATCGTTGGTCTTAACGGCAACGCCTTTCCATAAAGACAGAGGTGGCATGATTGTTCCTTTTAAGTACCAACTATTTAGCAATTCGTGATTTGTAGCCATCCTGTTATTGCGTACACATAAATAGAGCAGAGGTAAAATACATGGCACTCCCACTACGGCAACAGATGATCAACGAGGTTAGATTGATGATGGGAGGGCAGATGGTTGACATCGAGCTTGATCCTGAACATTATGAAACCGCTAGCAATTTGGCATTTGATCGTTACAGGCAACGTGCCGGAAATTCAATGGAAGAAGCATACATGTTCCTTCGTGTCATGTATGAGACCAATGTTTACACTCTTCCGGAGGAAGTGGTACAGGTAAGACAGATATTCCGCAGGGGACTTGGTGAAACTGGCGGAGGATCGAGCATTGATCCGTTCAGCCTTGCATACACTAACCTGTATCTCTTGCAAGCAGGCGCAGGCGGAGGATACACGGCTGGTTTGCTGACATACGAACTGTTTAACGATTATCTCAAGCAAGCCGGGCGTATGTTTGGTGCATACATGAATTTCACCTTTGATCCGGTGACCAAGAAACTACAGTTGGTCAGGAAACCAACCGGCGGAGAGGATCTGCTATTGTGGGTCATGAAGGTTAAGCCGGATGAACAAATCCTCCAGGATCCTTACATACGTCCGTGGGTTAGGAGCTATACCCTAGCGTGGTGCAAGATGATGCTAGGTGAGGCCTATAGCAAGTTCAATACCGTGATCGGGCCACAGGGAGGAACAACCCTTAAGGGTGATGCATTGAAGACTGAAGCCAAGGAAATGTTTGAAGCCCTTGAGAAGGAAATCGATCTTTACATTGACAGCTCGATGCCGCCTGGAATAGTCATCGGATAACCATTGACCAATTGTTCATTCCATGCTATTCTCTTAATACAAATATGAGGAGAATAGCATGGAAGAAAACACGAGAGAACTGGCAGTGTATGTCCTTCTCAGGACTGATCTGCCCAGAATGAATCCGGGCAAGGTTGCTTGATCACTTACGTTTAAGACGTCCTGGAACCCAACCTGCACCTGGCGGTTCATGCGAAAGTGTACTTTTAACACCATTGTTATACCACAATTTATTCAATTGATTACCGGGCCCTCATGTCCCTTGTCAGCCGCCATCAATCCCCAGGCATGGTCGGCACCCTTAGCGCCACCGCTAAAACATATCGCCGTCATATCACTTCGTCAACACGTTTATATAGATCGTCAAGGTTTGAATCATTCCATATGACCTGGTAATCGGCGACACCTAACCATGCATATTCGCTGGGATGTACGTCGGATCGAAGTGACATTTTTTCAGGATCGTTGATGGCCATCTCGGTCCATGCTGGTTCTGGATGTCGCCGTACCCATAACAGCTTACCTCCTATCTCCTTGATCAATTTTATCTCGTTTGGAAATCGAACATCGGTTATCACCGTTGGGTGTCCATCATTAACGAGTTTCTTCTCAAGGCTCCATATCCATATGTCATCTATGAAATGATTTCTCATGACATCGGTGCCCATGTATTGCAACACCCACCGTGGTGTGATACCTCTTCCCATTTTTGAGCTCCAATATGGATCGGGCTGCTCTCTCCAGTGCCTGCTTTCGGGTGTGTTCCCTTCAAGTAGATGTCGAGGCCAACCAAATATACAGGACGTTGCATCCTTTAGGTTATGTGCAAAACTGGCCAGTTGATATCCATGCGTTGATGAAAGATAGTCACCGACGGTGCCCTTTCCACTGCCGATGAACCCAACCACTCCGATGATCTTTGATACCATGACATTATTTTAGTGATAAAACAGGCATTAATCAACATGAAAGGTACGAGATGCTCAAATCAAGCATGTTTTATGGTAGGTCAGGTAAATATCACATAGCTTAACATACCATCCCAACGAATGAGGTAACATATGGCAATTCTAGTTTCTCCCGGTGTATCGGTAACCGTTACTGACGAAAGCCAGTATGGTCCTGCAGGTACCGGAACGGTACCGTTGCTAGTCATAGCAACCAAGCAAGACAAAATACAGCCGGGTAGCACGACCGCAATAGCACCGGGTACCACCAAGTCAACCGCAGGCAAGCTCTACTTGATCACAAGCCAGAGAGATGCATTGCAGACTTACGGGAGCCCGGCATTTTATAGCTCAGCCGGAACCGTGCAATATGACAACGAGCTCAATGAAGTTGGTCTTTTCACACTTTATGAATACCTCGGAATTGCCAACCAGGCATATGTCATCAGGGCCGATATCGATCTTACACAACTGGTTCCAACCACAACCGAACCAACTGGTCCCATAACAACTGGTTCCAACTGGCTGGATCTTTCCTCGAGCACATGGGGTATCTTCCGTAGCAATGGAAATCCAAACCCGGCATTTAGTTGGCAGCCTCGTGTCCCGCTGGTAATCAATGCAGCAGCAAATCTACAAAATATCATACAGGGTAGCAGCAGCTCCAAGATCATAAGTGGATCCACAAGCGCCATAACGGCTAACGGCGTTCTCGTAGTCAACGGAGTATCAATCTCTCTGTCAGCAGGCGATAGCATCTCACTGATTGCCAGCAAGGTCAACAGCAATGCTGCTCTTATCCATCAAGGTGTGTCCGCAACCATATTCTCAAGGATGGAAAAGTATCTTCCAACCGGCAGTTCCTATGGTGACGTTTACAATATACGCCTGGTAACCAATTCATCACAGGTCATCACCCTTAATGGAACCACGCAAAGCGTTCTTGATGATCTTGGATTTGCATCCACAACACCTGATAACATCATCGTTCCATCGGCATCTTTTGGCAATGGCGGCGATTTTGCGATCAACACGCTACCACTTGCTGATGGTACTCACAAGAACCAGATTTGGGAAAAGGTATCGGTTGTCACCAGCACCGGAACGACCGCATGGTGGTTCAAGCTTGGTAGCACCAATGATTCCTATGCCGGCTGGGGTTGGAGAGAAGCTGCTCCTCGTGTTCTAACAGGATCCGTTGCAAACCCAACTTTCACGGCTGGTGACACCTGCACGATAAAGATTGGATCCGGATCGTCACTAACGGTGACGGTACCTTCTGGTGGAACTCTTGCTGGATTTGTGGGGGCAATAAATGCACAGCTAAACACCGGTGGTGGAACCAATGCGATTGCCACGATCTACACGGTCGGCAGCCAGAAATACCTGCGCATTACCAATTTCAGCGGTACCAGCATCACCATCAATGACATCAGTGATCAATACGGTGTTGGGCATCCGTGGAAAGATGCAGGCATACTGCCTACCAATACATATTGGGGTAATGTTACCGGAACGGTTTCAAATCCGACATATACGGCAGCAACACTGCTCACCAAGTCCGCAACCGTTTCGGCAACTGGGTCTGGTTACGAAGTTGGAGACAGCCTCACCGTAATTGGTGGAACTTCGACCAGCGCTAGCGTGCTATCAGTTGCCAGCATACAGGTGATTGGTGCAGTACCAAACGGTGGAAGCACAGGAAGCGGATACAGGGTCAACGATCGTTTGGTATTCTCCGGCTCAAACTACAATACAACGGTCATATTGAACGTTGATTCCATTGACGGATCCCCAGGTGCTATCACCGGAGTGAGCATCGTCCAGGCCGGCCAGTTTGTTGGAACGCCTGCGCCTACATCAACGGTACCGGCAACGACCACCACCGGCACCGGCATCAATGCCACGTTTGACCTAACGTGGGGTGTTAATACCATGACCGTTGCAACGCCTGGTAGTTACACGATTTATCCATCAAGTCCTGCGGCAGTTACCGGCGGAAACGGAAACAATGCAACCGTGAACCTGGTCAGTGATTGGCTGCAAAGCACAAGCTTCAGTATTGATGCAGGAAGCGGACCTGTGATAATACACGTTCCTGCAACCCCAAACAACAACCTAGCGGGTCTGATTAATGAGATCAACACTGTTGGTTTCCCAAATGGTCCAATAGTTGCAAGCGCAACTGGCGATAACATGCTAAAACTTGTTAACAGCAATGGAACCGCATTCACGGTTGAAGACATACGAGGTACTCCTCTGAACGATTCTGGTATCGCAGCCGGTGTGACGTTTGGGCGTGCATTGGTCTATCAGGGGTATCAGCCGAATCTAACATCACCATCTGATCTGAGTTCAATTGCATCTCAGAACGTATGGATCAACACCACTCCTGGAAATCAAGGAGCCAATTTTGTTGTAAAACAATATGTTGGCAGCGTTTGGCGCACCCTTAACATACATCCAAATACCGGTACCGTTCCGATGTATGAGACCACATCGGCAGCTGATGCCGGATTTGGAGGTCTTAAGGCCATTGGTAGTGTTTTCGTTCAATACAATTCAGACGGAGATAGCCCGGCAGAAGCCAACCATGTGATCAAGTATTGGACCGGAACCAGCTGGGAAAATCTAAAGTACACTCCATCTGCTAACGAACCAAGCGGTCCGCCGGTTGACGGTACCCTTTGGTACAACAGCCGCCTGCGTGCTGATATCATGGTTAATGACGGTGTTCAATGGCTTGGATACAGGAACATGTATCCGGCAACCGATCCAAACGGTCCGATACTTTCGAGCACCGAACCGAGCACGCAAAGCACTCTCAATCCATTGGTTGATTACGACATCTGGATCGATACCAATGTTGTTCCATATCCTGCGATTTATCGCTACAATGCGATGGAATCAAGCTGGACGCTGATCGATAACACTGATCAGACGACCAGCGCAGGTATCGTGTTTGCCGATGCACGACCAAATTCAGATGGAACCACGTCTGGTAGCGAAATCGAAAGCGACATGGTCACCAGTGATTATGTTGATTCTGATACACCGGATGCGATGCTGTATCCGTCCGGAATGATGCTGTTCAACACCCGTTATAGCACCAACAATGTTAAGGTGTTCCGCAAGAACTATCTAACCAGTGGAAGCTGGAGAGATCGCTGGGTCACCTATAGCGGTAACCGTGTTGATGGTAGCCCATACATGGGAAGCGCATCGCAAAGGCAGGTGGTGGTCAATGCACTGCAATCGGTCCTTGCTGCTAACCAGGAAGCACGCGCAGAAAGCGTGTACTTCAATCTGCTGTCAACACCTGGATATGTTGAATGCCTTGATGAAATGGTCACCCTTAACACTGACAAGAAGGAAGTGGCATTCATCGTTGCTGATACCCCAAGCACCCTTGAACCAACTGGCACGGCATTCGTTAACTGGGCAAACAACACTGCTAATGCAGCTGATAACGGTCCGGATGCATTGATCACATCGACGCCATATGCAGCGGTTTACTATCCATGGGGACTAGGAACCAACCTAGACGGTACCAGCGTGCTGGTACCGCCGAGCATGATCGCTCTTCGTACCATTGCATATAGCGATCAGGTTTCGTATCCATGGTTTGCACCAGCAGGATTCAACCGGGGTCTGGTAACTGGTGTGAGCAGCGTTGGGTATCTCACCGGCGAAGGTGATTACCAGCCGGTTACGCTCAACCAAGGACAGCGAGACGTTCTGTACACCAACAGGATCAACCCAATCGCCTACATTCCAGGACGCGGACTGGTTGTGTATGGACAAAAGACGCTAAATCCTGTAAGCACTGCGCTCGACAGGGTAAATGTTGCAAGGTTGATCAATTATCTCAAGTACACACTTGATAATCTGGCAAAGCCGTTCCTGTTCGAGCCAAACGATAACACCACCCGTGCTAACGTGACGGCAACGTTCAAGAGCTTCATGCAGAATCTAATCACCCTGCGTGCCTTGTACGATTTTGCGGTTGTTTGCGATGAAAGCAACAATACCGCTGATCGCATAGACAGGAACGAGCTATGGATTGACATTGCTATCAAACCTGAGAAGGCAATTGAGTTCATCTACATACCGGTACGAATACTCAATACCGGTGATCCACTACCGGGCGGATCCGTCTAACACGAATAAACGGGAGGATCAAAAATCCTCCCGTTTTTGTTGTTGATCTGATCACCGTTTTCAGTCAATAATCATATCATGGTTACTCGTCATGCAGAAAGCAGGATAACAACGCTTGAATTGCAACTCGAAGAAGCGGTTCAAATGCTACGTCTTGCGTCACAGAATAAACGGACTTGTCTTGAAATCGAGGAATGGTTATTACGTAATCATCCTGAAGATCAAGGAGACGCTCTCACGGTATCCACGCTAATGAGATCATCCAGGACGAAATCTGATGATAAATGACTCTGAGTTGATAGAGTTACAAAAAACCGTTAACCAGATGTTGCATGATGCGATATCTGATGCATACCATGAGTCTGAAATTGAAACCAGCCAGGCACAGGCCGTTGCCATCATTGTTTCGGCAGTTGCTACCAATCTTGGAATAATATTGGCACAAATACCAGATTCGCATCGGATGCGATACATGGCGATGGCGGATCAAATAGTCAACGATTCTCTTGTTTCAACCATTGAAACCATGTCAATTGATCATTGGGGACAAATCGGGCATGCCTGAAGACGTTCTGATAAATCCAGATGCATTTAGCAGTGGGCAGATATCAAGCAAACTATGGCTCTGTAAGGAGCTGGAAAATCTTGGTATTGACAGGCCCATGATAACATGGATATATGGAGGTTGGTATGGTATATCTGCCATGCTTCTCTTCTCACGGGGGTGTTTTCCGATAAAACACATACGCAACTTTGACATGGATCCTAACTGTGCTGCCGTTGCCGATATATTGCTTGAAAACTGGGTATGGCAGGCATGGAAGTTCAAAGCATTCACGGCGGATTGCAATCAACTAAGCGTACTGGATGGAAAATACGGACCTCCTCCTGACCTCATAATAAACACCAGTACCGAACATTTCACCAGCAGTGCATGGTTTGATAAAATACCCTCGGGCACCCTCGTGGCATTGCAAAGTAATAATATGCCACATGATGATCATCATTCTTGCATGTCCACAGAGGATGATATCGTTGATGCATTCCCTTTATCAACGATATCATATACAGGATCTCTTGAGTTCGATTACCCATCGTGGTCATTTACACGATACATGATGATAGGAATGAAATGATGATGAATTTCATAGAACGGCTTCCGTTAACAGCAAGCAAGGATCAGATCAATGCTGACCTATCTTCCATACTTGGAATGACAAAATGGGAACCTACCAATCAGATAGGGTTGCGACACCGGCCCGGCTGCCATGATCAATGGACAGATAGCTACGGTGGACTGTTTGATAGGATCACCAAGGAACGTCTATCAAACGAGGAAGATTTTTCCACATGGAACGACGGAACACCTGATTATACCAAGATGGCTCTTGGATTGCTGGCGGATTGTGAAAAAATCAGATTTGGACGCATACGATTCATGCGATTGATGCCAAAAACCGGATTGAGCATACATGTTGATGAACAGGTTCGATATCATTTCGTAATTGAAACCCACAAGGATGCGATCTTCTGTGAATGCCTTGAAAATTCACCAATCAGGACGATTGGATACAACATACTGGATGATGGACACTGGTATCGGGTAGACACCCGTCGTAGCCATTTTGTTTATAATGGTGGATGGACTCCACGGACTCATTTGGTAGTCTGCCCGGTTTGATCTCGTAACCATCCGTGGAAATGCGTGAATCCAGCTTCTTCGGTTGGATGGCTATGTACTCCTACCAATGACGCGGCGAGTCCTAGACCTTCTTGGATGCGATTTCCAATGATCTCGTCTTCGTCAGCAGTTACCATGAAGCATTTCTGATGCACATCCGCAAATCCGGGCAATCTCTCCAATAATCCTTTTTCGTAATAGAATTCAAGATGGTTCTTGCATCTGCCTGCTCCATCTGGCCAAACCGTGCTAACGACCATGCATCCTGGATAATATTCTATCATGGTGTTTGGGTAGATGCCTAACCATACCGCTCCATATTTGGCGTTTTCATAATGTCCAGATGCGCGATAATATCGGTATAGTTCCTGATACCATCCTGTTCCTGGAACATCTTTATTGAGCAGTGCCGTCTGGCAGCTCCAATTTTTTCCAAATACCCAATCAAATGTCTTGCAATCAGTAAGGCTCTTAAGACCTGGATGGAATGATTGAACATGATATAGATCAAGGAAGATTTCCATGAAGATCTTCCAATCAAATCCGTATGAAATGACCTGAGATGATTCCCATTCGTAGTTTGACATGGAAAGAAACAAGGATAGATCACCAAGCAGATTGATATCATCAAACTGATGGATTGATCCAGAAAAAACATGACCATTCCACGTAAATGTATTACCAGTTGGAAGGTCCATGGTACAGTTGGTTTTAAATCCCCTTGCACCCCTGATGGTTCCATCAAGGTTCCACGACCATCGATGTATTGGACAGGTTATGACCGATCCGATGTCACCCCTGCCCTCGGAAATAGTGGCACGTTTATGGGTGCATATGTTTGATATGGCTGATATTCCATTTCCGCTATTGATCAGCATGGTAGATCGATCATGCTGGGGTACAACAAATCTTCCCGGAGATAGATCAACGGTTGATGCCATCCATCTAGGATGTTGCTGCCATGCCTCATGGTTGAGATAACAACTGGTATCGTACATACGCGGATCTAGCATGGTGGCCATGTGTGATTGACTTCCTTCTATCCAAATTATATAGTTATCACAAACAAAAGTCATTCTGCAGGTGGTATATCATATGAGAAATTTCCGATTGATACGGTCCGGAGTTGATGTGTCTGACTTGGAATCTCGATTGCTATCCAGTGATTATGAAGAGATTTGGCTGCGAGATACCAATCGCCAGAAACTCAGTGCAGCATTGAAAGACACCCTTTACATACCCATGAGAAGGCTGCCTTTTTTTGCAGAAAATGTCAATGAATCCAATGGTGTATTAACCATTGTTGACGATCCAGTTATCATGCAGCTTCCCGAGATGAAAACCATCAGGAAGATATGCGATTCGGTGGTTGATGCTGAAATGGCCGGCGGTTATGTTCGGATCTTTATCAGCAGATTGAGTTCTGGCGCATATGTTCCAAGCTTGGACGTACGATGGACGACAAGGAATATGATCGTGGTCGTGAAAAACATGAGTCCGTCACTGTGGATGGTGTTGTTCGGTATTACGGTAAGATCAGCAACATCATAAGTCCTCGACTAGGAACATCAAAATGCCATGGCATGCGGATAATCCAGATATTGGAGAAAAGAGCTATCCAATACAATGCCTGCGAATGGTCACCTGTCCGAACCCAACTGCTGGATTTACCGGGTTTCTTAATATAGAAACGGCGTGGATGGAATTACCAACCACCGTGAAGGATAAATGGCACACCTATACCATAGAGCAGCAAAGCTGGTACGAAGCAGGGTCCAACATACAAAATTTATCAAGCGTTAAGATCCATCCAATCACGGGAAAAGAAAGCCCGACCGTTAATCATTACAACCATGGAAATGTTAAGGATGCATGGATCAACAACATGATCGATTCCAACGGGAACCAAATCGGATGCAAACCAATGGAAGAGCTAATAGGCATGATGGAACGAGTACCAGGATGCACATATTATCATCAATGGCAGGAAGGAGATATCATCATGTACGACAACCATGCACTCCTTCATAATCGAACCAATTTGGCGATAACCCAGGCAGAAGAGAGGTTGATGTGGAGGATCAATGTCCTCCACGATCCATCAACACCTTTGATGCCACGTATCGATCATTGATAGTATCGTGGTAGATGAAATCATGCATGTTGGCATAGCGTGTTAGGCTTGGTATGCTAGGATACTTGGTTTTCCATTTTAGATAGTATTCATCACCGTTCAAGGAATATATCAGGTTTTTAGCAGGCAACTTGTAGCTAAACCAGTCTTTCCCAACCTTTGGTTCATCCGTTAATACCGCCCAATCCTGGAACTCTTTTGTCTCAAAGAAGTGTACCACGCGGTGGGCCATTAAATTCACCAATTCTGCCGTGGGTGCATGGCTAATCAATCGCATCTTAACAGCTTGCCATTTTAACACAAAATTTAGCCACCAGAAACAATCATGATTTGTGTTGCAACCCACAGGATGTGTTGCAAATATTGATTCCATCAATCCAACACATCCGTCCCTGTGCGCTGCATTGGTGATTTTATTCAGCAACCATCCCATGCCAGTTGATCTAAAATCCTTGTGTATGGCATCCCTGTCGCCGGTATTGTCCATATAGCTTTTCACGGTGAGACTGCCGAAAATGTTATCGGCGAATTCGCCGGTGAGGCACACGTTATCGTCATCAGAAATCAATGCATGAAATCCAGATGCGTTGACTATCCTGCTTCCGAACGCTGGCAGTAGATGTTGTCTCCAAAAAACTGGATTCTCGCGTATGCTATCCTCACTGAGTGCCAGCAACAGATGATCCTTGTGTTTGTTAAAATCAGTATGGCGCAACGCAAGTGCTGCTATCAGGGTGCTATCTATGCCCCCACTATAGAATATCACCAACCGTTTTCCGGACTCAATGGTTGATCGCAATATCCGATCATATCGATCGTAACATATGCTGTCAAAGTCCCTAGGACGATTCCATGATTCCATTGGGTCCATCACCTTGACCGGAATCGGCGGGCATTGAATCGTTCCTGACCTGTCAATGATGCTTATGCTGGCATTGAACATCTGTGAAAAACT